CACCTATCGCTATCTTATTATATCTCTTAGCAAGGTTTGGATCATAGGTGATAGCTCGTTCTTGTAGATCTTTTAATCCAACCCAATCTACCTGTTTCCATAGCTTGTTCATCTTCTTGTCATTGCGAATAGCATCCTCGACTCGCGGATATAACATACCCCAATAATCTGGCATATCTATCGCTAGCGACCATACTGCACCTCGAAAGTTACTTAGTGCGATGATGTACTCTATGTTTGCATAGTTCTCTAATCCACCGAATAGGTTGAGTGATCCACCCCAGTCATTACCATGATATAACGCTACTGTATCGTATGCATTATAGTCAAGTAGTTGATTACCAGTCATGTGGACAGTCACATCCATCCCAGCATTCTTTAGCTGATCAGCATAGATGATACCTTGTGATGCCTTATGCGAGTGTATCTTATTGGAAACTGGCGAGAGTGGCTGTGTTAGTAGTAGTTTCATCTTTTTTCCATTTTCTATATGAGTCTGTCTTATCTATGATACTGTAATCGTTTAATACTGGATCTGTTCCAACGTTCCACATCAGTATGTTCTTACCCGTATTTTTTGGTATGTACTTCCAAACTTTAGCATCGTATGTACGTACTGTAGGGAACGGCGGTAAGTTCTCAAGCTTTTCGGGTGTTGCAAATTCAAGTGGTTCGTCAATAAATTCTGCTCTACCTAATTCTCCTTGTTGTAGGTTACGAGCTACAGCTACCGAATGGAACTTTGCATTTGGCCATGCGATCTGTAGTGCACGTGATAGTACACCAGTACTTATAGCTACATAAACTTCATCAGGTTCTGGCACCTTAGATGCAGCATATACAATACCTGCTGTTGCTAGTTCATGCTTTAAACCAAGCGGTATGAATGCATAACCATTTTCCTCTGCATACTTCTTAGCAGCTAAGTTTAGGTTAGGCATAGCAGCTATGCGTTCAAAATGCACCTCTGCCCCACGTTCAATACAACATGCTTGATGATGTGATATCTGCTTTGATGATGGCATGAACAACACGATCTTCTTACCATGTATCTTAGCTACATCACATAGAGATACACCAGCAAGCCCGACTCTCGGCTGTACATATACTAACGTGTCGTTTGGTATCTTTGCTGCTAGCAGATCACCAGCTCTTGTCTTTGTACCAACGATAAGGTCATCTCGAACTACTCGCACGCCTTCATGTTCAATAACAACCGGATCTGGGTTATATGGTGTCCATCCTTCACATAGAGATAGGTAATAGTCTTTGGCCTCTAACCATGACATCATGCCTACTTCTTTGTTTACACCTTCAACGAACGTTCTCATGCCACCCTCAAACTAAATGTTTCAGGGAATATCCAGTTATATGGTATACGTTTAGTAGGTGACTTAACACCATGTGATATAGCAATGTGCTTATAAAAGAAACATGTCTTATCTTCTATATTTAACATCTTCTGTTTTCTCATTGGGTTGCGTGGATCATCTCTAAGCTGATACATCTGTGATAGCCATAACTCACCGTTCTTATTCTTAGGTATGAACTGACCATCTACATCGATCTCATACTGTACTTTGCCGTTTAAGTTAACACCAAATATCTGATGCATACCATCAAAGTGACCAGTACCACCAAACAATACTGACTCTGGATCTACGATGTCTGGATATGCCATAGCCATGTATCGTGCGGCGTTCTTGCATGGATATAATGGACTACGAAAGTTTTGTTTCTCTTTGAAATACTTCTCTAATAACTTTGCATACTCCATCATCGTGTATGGTCGTCCTAACCTATTACGATGTTTATCAAGAAACCCCCACATCTCCTCAGCAGCTTTCATAGGACCATCGATCAACCATTCTTTGACGTTAGTGTTCTTAGGATAGTAGATCTGAAACAAGTCATTACGTGCATGCCTGTTTTCTTTGAAGTGTTCTCTTAGGTTTTCTGGACCTTGATACATCAATCGTGTTAGTGTGCCCCAGTGTTCGTTACTAAAGGAGAACGTAAGCGTGTACCATAATCTTAACTTAGGATCAATGACCTTCTTCATGATATCACAGAACGGATGTTCATGCCAATGTAAACGATGTGAGAAGATCTGATAGTCTTCTGCTAGTAGTTGATCACGACGTAAATCAAACTCTTGACAGAACTCAAAAAACTTATCGAGACGTTTATCAAGTGACCAGTCCTTCATCCAAGACTCTGTAGGCTTTCCATCTTTTAGTAATACTGGTGATGTACCTTTATAAGTGATGTTCTTATATTCGACGTTATCGATAAACCTTGTTAGAGTGTTTTGCATAGTTCCTTATATTGTTCTACAGTCATGTTGTTTGCTTTTAAGATAGCATCATCTGATGGATGAGCTGTCATACTATTAAATGTGTCTACTAATCCTAGTTGTAGCATTGCTTTCTGTCTACCAAATGGATGGTCTTTAATCTTACATGACGACCATACACTATCAAAATCAAGATGATCGTAGTCAGATCCTGGTCGGACATAGTTCTCTACCCATCGGATGAAGTCACAGCATACGTCTTCTGCATTGTATGGGTATGCTTTAGTATCTTCATATATCTTCATCATTACTTGATCTAAGAATTGTTCTTGTTTCATCTTAGATGTAGGTTTAGCAAGATATGATATACACTCTACTGCATTTGTACCGTAGTAAAATGGTGATGTCTTATCTACATACTGAGGATACCAGTCAGCCACGTCTGCAACCACTGCTGCGTATTGAAAATGGTACTGTCTTAAGTCGTTCTTAACGTTCCAATCCAACATGAATGAACCGATCTCTCTTAATGATCGTTTACCACCAGATTCTAAATACTCTGCTAGTTCTCTTGCTAATCGTGGTGCATACTCTGATAGGTAATAGTCTCCACCCTTTTTGTATCTTGAATCTGCTGGTGGTTTAGGAAAAGCTGGGAACTGATAACCTACAGAAGTATAGAACGATGATGGATAGTTATTCACCATCTCGACCATGTCTTCAATAGTCTTACAGTTGTGTAAACCAAATAGTATGGTATTGTGATATCCACTTGGTTTTGTAGAATAGTTGATCGCAGAACCGCATACACGATGGAGGATAAAGATGTACAGCCATTCAGGTAACTTAAAGTCTGAGTGTTTTCCTGTCCAGTTCTTAGCTATCGTATCCCGTTGACGAGTGATCTTACCAGCTTCCATCTTTTTCCAGTATGGGTGATCTTCGGTCCAGCCATAAAAGCAATCATTAACTATCTGAGAAAACCCTGCGTACTTACGTTCTACCACATCATATAGTTCAATATAATGAAGTAGATCATCATTCATGTCCGACTCTGCATGCGGTATCATACCATACGGTGGATTAAGAGATACGTTACACTTTTCTTGCTGATCCTTTGCAAGACTAAAATATCTTATGTACTCGTCATAGTATTGTGTAGTCTCAATCATTGAGATAATCTCTTAGTCGTTTTAACATCTGCTCTTCATATTTAGGGTCATTTAAGTTACGATTCCTTGGAGAAGGATGATCTATCTTATAGTGTGGTATGTTATACTTCTTACATACGCGTTCTACAAACCCACCTAATGCGATGATCTTCTTTCGACCATGCGATACAGTGTATAGCTTCTTATACTGTACGTCTTTAATGTCATAACTATTGATCTTATCAGGTATCACGTTATGGAATGCAAATGCATGCACATCTACAGTTTCTAACCATTTGCTCAGACGTGCAAATGTCCCATTCTTAAATGGTTTAGTTTTAGAAGAGGGACATTGGCCTAAGATCAATATATCATTAGAAGGCTTATGGCCTTCAATGAAGTCTGGAACTGATTTCATAATATAATTATATCCCGTCTGGGATTAAAAGTACAATTATTTGGCTTTAAATGCTGCGTCGTTTGCACCAGCTATCATGATGCCTGAACCAAAGATACGATTATATTCGTCTGCTAGTTCTTGTTTTGGATAACTGTTTGAAGCAATAGCGCTGTGATTTAGTGAGATCGTTCCATCTGCATAAGGCATATATGGAGCAAAACCTACTGACATATTACCTTCTTTAGTTTGTTTATAGATCAATAATACTGCATCTTTAATGACCATTACACCCTCGCCTGATGAGATTTGAGTACATAAGATCTCTTCGCTGCTGATCAATTTAATGATTAATAATTTAGTGTCCGCCATATTCATCCTTTAATAATGTAAATTCTATAAAATCTGCTGCTGTTTCTAAGTTACTAAAATGTTTTACAAAAAACTTATCAATGTCCATTAGATGATTACCTACGACCACGACACTCATATTTTTAAGTACTGAAACTTTTAGTTGATAGTTTCCCCTCCGTAAAAACGGATAAGAAACTAAGTCTTTTGTCAATTCATTCTTCATCATATATTTATGAGGGGAGATTGCTCTCCCCTACCCTTTAACTATCAGTCTTTTCTACTAACAACTCTTTTTCTTTGGGTTGAATTAGTGGAAGTGAGTCAGAGATCTCGATGTTACGAGGCTTCTTAGATTCAGGGATTACATTCTCAAGAGCAACACGTAAGATACCATCCTTGAACTCTGCACCTTTAACTTCAACAGTGTCAGCAAGTCTAATAGTCTTAATGAATGATCTTGTACCAATTCCCTTATGGAGGTACTGTACATCTACATCATCAGGATTTTTATTTCCTTTGATCTCGAGTAGTCCATCTTTAAGGGTGATAGTTACCTCTTGTTTATTAAAGCCTGCGATTGCAAGTTCAACGATGTATTGATAGTCGTCTACCTTAATAATGTTATGAGGTGGGAAGGTTGATGCTGGAGTTTGAGCATTAAGTAAAGCGTCTAGCTCATTAATGATGTTATCAAATCCAACTGTTGAAGGCCAGATAGGGCCAAATGAAACGTTTGTTGTTCGCATTTATTTTCTCCTTATTTAAGCGAGTTTAACAAAATACCTACCCCGAAGGCATAGGCAATACTATTTATACAACTTGTGAGGTTATTTTAATACGAGGGAACCTCACAAAACCCTAAGTAATACTTAATCTGTATTCTTTTCTGCGTATGGTCTACGACCTAATTGATGCAGACGTAGTGTCTTATATTTATCTTCAGCAACTTGCTCTTCTTTACTAACCACGTCGCCTTCATATGTTTCAGCTTTTGGAGCTGGAACCTTTGCATATGG